TCTCTGGAAACCCGAAATGGATAAGACTGGCAATGGTTTTGCAGTCATCCGTTTCCTCCCTGCACCCGAAGGTGAAGATCTTCCTTGGGTGAAACTTTATTCCCATGCCTTCCAAGGCCCTGGTGGTTGGTATATTGAAAACTCACTGACCACTCTGAATCAGAAAGATCCTGTTTCTGAATACAACCGCGAACTGTGGAACAGTGGTAGCGATAAGGACAAAGAAACTGTTCGTAAGCAGAAGCGTAAACTGTCTTTCTATTCCAACATCTATGTGGTGAAGGATCCTGCAAATCCTCAGAACGAAGGTCGTGTCTTCCTTTACAAGTATGGTAAGAAGATCTTTGATAAGGTCATGGAAGCAATGCAACCTGAGTTTGAAGATGAGACTCCTATCAATCCTTTTGACTTCTGGCAAGGTGCTAACTTCAAACTGAAGCTTCAGAAGAAGGATGGTTACTGGAACTATGACAAGTCTGAGTTTGATCGTGTTGCTCCTCTTCTGGAAGATGATGATGCACTCGAAGCAGTTTGGAAGAAGCAGTATTCTCTCCAAGCAGTAATTGCTCCCGACCAGTTCAAGTCTTATGAAGATCTTGAAAAGCGTCTGAAGTATGTGCTGGGTCAGAAACCTGCATCACGTCCTCGTCTTGATGAAGAAGTTGATGATGAGGATAATGATCGCGGTTCTTACACTCCTGACTTCAGTTCCCGTCGTCAAGAGTCTGAACTTCCCCAAGAACTCAGTACTCAACTCAGCTCTCTTGGTTCTTCTAGTTCAACCGATGAAGACGAAGATGATGCTCTGAGTTACTTCCAACGTCTTGCTGAAGATTGATTAACTAGTCAACCTAGTATTATCTGATCCCTTTAAGGTTCCGCTGATATAGTCAGAGGAACCTTTTTTGTATAGCATTACATCTTCAATATCATCAAGAACAACTGGTAGATATGCTGGCTTTAGTATGAAGATATTTCTCTTTGCATCTTCAATTCTTTCTTCATACTCATAGTTGGTTACTGGTACAGTTATATCTCCAGTTGAAATAAAACTTTCTGAGAATTCTTCATAATATGTGTAAGAATAACCAGCATCAACTTGCAACCCTTCAGGAACTAGAGTTACTCCTTGAGAGTTTTTAACTTCCATGGTTTCATAGTGATGAACAGAATTTAAATTCTCATAAGAACCATACTTATCTAAAAGGTATTGATCGAATGTCACCTGAGGCATTGGCCATTCTGTCTGAACATTGATGACATTGTTTGCAATAAGAACTAACCAATCTAATTGTGGATCTCCGTAGACTTCATCTGCAACAACATCAGGTCTATCATCACCTTTGATTTGATATTTTTCAAAGAATGCAGTATCTTGAAAAATATCTTCTCTGATCTTTACTCTTCTGAAGAGATTTTTAACTCTTGTGTAGTCTCCAATTTGAGCATTTGGAGTTCTACTGACGTAATTGAAGTCTGGGATCTGTCTGAAGTAAGCCATCTTAGTAACCTATGCTTTGATAATCATTGCCATAATCGCTATCAAATACTGGTTCTAGTTCTTGGAATGTTAATGTCATTTGATATGATGTCATAGAACCATCATAGAATGTAGCATAGTTCCCATCTGGAGTATATGACATACTCATTCCAGTTAATGCACACTCTTTGAATTTATTTAAGTAGGGATGTAAGTCTTGGTTTTTATAATATCCAAGGAAGAATGTGTGTGGAGATTTTACGAAGAGAAAGTTATTTGCCTTTTTGGCACTCATTCCTTGTTTTAAAGTTCTAATAATTTTTTGAACTATTTTTGATTCTGATGGACTTCTGGGAGAAAGTCTAAATGTAAAACTGAATGATCTAAGTTGAGTTCCACTAAATAACAACTCCATATTGTTATTGAATATTGCGCCTTGCATTCTCTTGAGTCTATCAACACCAGTTACATTTTGTACTATTGCACTGGTTGCCATTTCTTGTATTGCGCCAGTGTTATTGGCTATTGTATTAGCAGCATTCCCCGTTTCACGCTCCACTCCAGCACCTCCTTCCGTTATACCTCCTCCTAAAATAGATGCTCCCATTAATTGTATCATATCCATATCAGATCCTTGCCAGTCTAGAGTATTTGAATCTCCAATTCCTCCTGGGATTGGTAATATAATATTTGCCAAGATTTCTCTACCTCCAACAGCATCATTATTTGATAATCCAGATAAATTTGCTCTAGATGGAAGTGCTCCACCTGCAGCACTTAGGCCTCTAGGTTTGTACTCAACCATCATTATCTTAAAGTAATCTTGATATTTTGGATCTAATTCTTCCGGATACTTGAGTAGTTTGTCATAACTTTTTCTCTGATCAGCTTCTATTTTAATATCGTCGATTTTTATACCAGACTTACCATCTTCTGGTGTTGGGGATGAACCTCCTTGTGGATCATCTCCATTACCTTGTCCAGCTTGATTTTTTGTTTTATCTATTATTTTTGCTTTGTCCTCAGGTAGAATATCTGATCTTTTATTCAGAACATTTTCTACTTGAGTATCAACTGTTTGATTTATTTGAGATTGTGGATTGCTCAAATCTTTTCTAAAGTCATCACCACCAACAAAGTTTCCATCAGAATCTTTTTCATATGTAAAGGTTTTGCCACCATCCTTTGTGGTTGCTGCTAACTGATATGAACCATCTTTTACAATCCATACTTGAGTTTCTGCTCCAGCAACTCTTCCACTACTATCTCTGGAAGTTATTTTTGTTACTGTCCTATGATATATTGGAGTTGCACCTTGTCTTGTTGAGGTCGTTTTTCCGCCACGAGCTGGTCTAGTTACGAGAGATCCTCCTACAGGTGAACGAGTTTCTGTAGAGACTATATCACCTGGCTGAAAATTTGTTCCCTCAGTAAATGATGCCATTAGTACTAGATTTTTAGTTATTTATGTTGAACTGGGCATAAGCCAAAGATCGAACAGACTTAATTTCTTCTGTTCCAATTACATGTAGATAACCAACTACCTCTTCCCAAGTATAGTGACGAACTTTTCCCCAATGATAATTTATACCAATAAATCCCCATGGTTTAACTTCAAGACATGCAATTAATGGGTACTGGTCATATTGGACATTTGGTGTTTTTGGACTATAAACGAATGTATAATATTTTCCTGGTTCTGGAATTAACTCTGTTTTTTTAAAAGTCTCCATGACCTTCAACATAATATCATCAGGACTTTCATTACCAATTAGACTTTGTTTGAGTAGTGATCCTCTGTCTGTTGGCATTACTTAATACCTAACTCGTCTTCTGTTATAATCTTAAATTCTATAAGTCTATCAGCACAAAACTCTTGCGCTGCTTTCCACTTTGCCTCATTAACGGCATAAGTTTTCATCTCATACAAATATGATTTTGTTACTCTTGACTTTTTGGTTGGTGGCCTGGTTTGTTTTTTAGGTTTTACTTCAATCACATAGGTTTTTATTTGACCAGTGCTTTCTTTAACCTTAATAATAAAGTCTGGAAAATACTTATGCACTCTATTATCAACTGGTGATATGTAAGGAATATAAAACTCCTCACTTCCCCATTGGAGAATGTTCTCATTCAAGTCACACCATCTACAAAAACGTCTTTCCCAACTACTCCTACAAATAATATTGTTGGGATCTCCTTGATATTTTTGTGGATACTCTGGTTTATACTTACTTTTAAAACTTTCTCCCATTATCTATACTACATAATATATAAGGTAATCCTATTTATAAATGGCATCTCCACCCCCAATTAGAAAAAAGGTAGACGATATTAAATCAAGTTTGTTGAGACCAGCTACAACGTCTCACTTTGATGTTTTCATCAAAGAACCACGGGGACCTAAGGGTGAGGGTGGATATACGTGGGATAAATTTAAAAATGATAATGACCTTAAGGGTTTTGATCAAAACTTCTTGCATCTATGTTGCTCAGAAACTGTTCTTCCAGGATCTTCTCTTACCACACATGAAATAAACAATGATTATACTGGTGTAACCGAGAGACATGCATATCGTAGATTATTTGATGATAGAATTGACCTAACTTTTTATGTTATGGTCAATAAAAGCAAAACCCCAGGAACCGCAAGTACTTATCTTCCTATAAGATTTTTTGAAGGATGGATAAAATATATTGCATCAGAAAAATATAATGGCAATAATAATGTTCAGCAATCAAATTATGCATATAGGATGAGGTATCCGCAAGAGTATTATGGTGGATTAGAAATAACTAAGTATGAAAGAGATTATAATTTGTATTTGAAGTATCATTTTCTTAATGCGTTTCCAATTTCAGTTTCATCTATGCCAGTTTCTTATGATGCATCTTCATTACTTAAATGTACAGTTTCTTTGACCTACCAAAGATATTGGATAGAACAAGTGGGTGGATCTGGAGATAGTGATAGAACAATGGATGATAGAAATAATCCAGACCAGCAATTAACTCCAATACAACAGGCTCAATTTAATTCTAGCAATCTAACCGCATCTGGACTTACTGGTTCTAGTGCTCTAGCAACACCTGGAAGATTGGCAGTTGGTGGTATTCCACAGTCTGCAGCAAATTCATCAGGTAATGCTGCTGGTGCTAGAGATAGAAGAGTTGAAGCTGGACTACCTTATGTTGGTAGAAATGTTGGACCAATTGCACCTTTCTCTGGTATCTAATAAATAATCACATCTGAAATTTCTATAGGACATTATGCCTTTACCTAAGATTGCTACACCAACTTATGAACTTGAGTTGCCATCAACAGGACAAACAGTTCAGTACAGACCTTTTCTAGTTAAGGAAGAGAAGGTTCTGGTTATTGCATTAGAAAGTGAGGATCCAAAGCAGATTACCACAGCTATTAAGACTGTAATCAAAAATTGTATCCTCACAAAAGGAATTAAAGTAGAAGCACTTCCAACTTTTGATATTGAATATTTGTTTTTAAATATTCGTGGCAAGTCTGTTGGAGAAGTTATTGAAGTTAATGTAATATGTCCAGACGATGAAGTTACTCCTGGAAAGGTAGAAATCAATCTGGATGATATTAAAGTTCAGAAAGATGATAAGCACACTAATAAGATTAAACTTGATAACAGTATCATGATGGAGATGAAGTATCCATCACTTGACGAATTCATTAAAAACAATTTTGATCTAAATGATGCTAGCAATATGGATCAGTCATTTGAACTGATTGCTTCATGTATTGATAAGATTTATACTGAAGATGAAGTATGGGTTGCTGCTGATTGTACGAAGAAAGAAATTAATGACTTCTTAGAGTCTATGAATTCATCTCAGTTCAAAGAGATTGAAA